CCGCGCTCACAGAAACCAAGAAGGACGACCGCATTATAAATGTATTGTCTCGTATCCTTCAAGCCGTTGTCATGGGTAAGAACCGAAAAGCGTAAGAACGTATGCCTAAGATTAGCTCGTACTTAATAGATGGTACACCGACCGCGTTAGACAAGGTTATTGGCAGTGATTCTGACAATGCCTTAGCCACTATGAACTATAGTATTGGCGACATTGTAGGGCTCGCTTCTTTTAATGTATACGGAAATACAGGTACCTCTCAGACCATAAAAAATAACGATTCGTTATTTCTATTAGGTGGTGTAGGCATTGATAGCGTGGCTTCTAATATCGATACAATCACCTTTAATCATTTAGATTACGGAACACCAGGCACGTATGCCTATCCTGTATCTATTTCTGTTAATACACAGGGTCATATTACGGGTGTTGTATCGGGTGTAGCTCCTGGAATTATGACTTCTTTTGATATAAGTGGAGATACAGGAGCCAATCAAACTATTTACGACGACAATACATTATCGTTAGTGGGTGGTGTGGGCATTGATACGGCAATCTCTGCTCCTGGAACAGCTACATTTACTTTAGATATTAGCGAGCTGCCTGTATCAGGTTCTTTCCTTGACGCGGATTATTTTGCTGTTACATCGTTAACCAATCAGCATAAAATTGACCCAGGAGATGTTCCTGTAACTTCGTTTGGAGCTGCCACGGCTAATCTTGATATGGGAACCAATAAGATTATTAGTCTTGTTGACCCCACCGTTGCCACCGACGCCGCTACTAAAAGCTATGTGGATACTACATTCGCTGGTTCAGGAGCTTTAATTTTCCAAGGCGGTTATGATGCGACGGGAGCTCCTCCTACGGGTGCTGGAGTATTAACAGGATTTACTTATTCAGTAACTGTAGCGGGTGATGGTTTGGGATTTTGGAGCCCCGCATTGGCAGTAGGGGATGTTATTATTTCCAATCAAAACAATCCCACTCTCGAATCACAATGGACGGCTGTTAACAATAATGTCTCGTTAGCTACTGCCGCAGTAGCGGGCATTGCATCTTTCCCGTCCGCAGGAGGGTTATCTGTTTTATCTGGCGCTGTTTCTTTAAGCAATCAAACTAGCAACGGTACATTTGGAGACGCTGCTAATTCGGCTACGTTAGCTGTTAACGGTAAAGGAGTTGTTATAGGGGCATCTCAGAACCCTATTGCTATCACAGCGTCTCAGGTTACTGACTTCTGTAATGCTGTTACGCTTTGCGCTACTTCTATTAACCTAGGCAATACTAACCTTACTCAAAGCGATTCTACTAGGACGTATGATGTAAACTCAGGGGCTATACAATTCCAAAATGGTGTTACTCCTTTATTGGGTATTTCTTCCTCAAAAGTTTCCATTGGACATACTGTTCCTTTGCAATTGCTGGATGCAGCAGGTAGTGATTATGTCGGGTTTAAAGCTCCGACTGCTGTTACATCTTCATATACACTTATCCTTCCTGCGGCTGTAGGTACGGCAGGTCAATTTTTACAGACCAGTGCCACAGGCGTTCTTTCGTGGGCGACAAGCACCTCTGTTAATCTATCTAACAGCAACCTTACTCAAGAAGCAGAAAACCGAACATATAGTTTAGGTAACCAAACTATGCGTTTTACGGGCAATACTCAAGCTAATGTTTTCTCTCTTGATGGCACCTCTGGTAATAACTCAATTAAGACAGGGCTTGAAGTTCCCATTCGATTTTTAGATGGTAATGTTAACTATGTAGGGCTTAAGTCTCCAGCAATTGTATCGACTTCTTATACCTTAACACTACCAACTGCGGATGGTACAGTTGGGCAGGTTCTTAAAACTGACGGTGCAGGACAGTTAGCTTGGGTTAATCCAGCTAGCACAGATAACCTTGCTACTTCTGACCTTGTTCAGACAGGGGGAGCTAGAAGTTATGATATTGATAACGGCGTTTTAATTTTTGGAAATGCTGGAGGTACTACACCATTGTTTTCGCTCAATAGCACTGCTGAAAATGCTATTAGTATAAGTAACCAAGCTACGTTACGGTTTGAGCTTTCTGTGTTAAACGGTCTTTATGCGGGTATTAAAGCTCCAACATCTTTAACGAGCTCTTATACACTTACTCTTCCTGAGAACGATGGCAATGCCAACGAGGTTTTACAAACCGATGGCAGTGGAGTTTTAAGCTGGGTTTCTCAGAACGATAGCACCAACCTTGGTACCTCTGACCTTGTTCAGACAGGAACAGATAGGAGTTATACAATGACTAGCAATAGTCAAAGCTTAAGTTTCTTTAGCACTTACACTAACCCTGTTCTAAAAGTAAATGCGAACCCCCCTACAGTTGATGTTTTTGGTAAAATACGTATTGGGAAGCAAGCGTTTGGTGCTATTGGATATTTAACACTTAATGTTGCCTCAAATATTGAAAGTCTAGGGTCTTACGAAATAACATTTCCTGGTAACACACCTACTGTCAATCAGCAGCTGTCTAATATTTTAAATGGGGAACTGGCTTGGACTGACCCTGCCTCTAAAGTAAATCTTGGTACAGCTCCTGCTTCCGCTACTTCTACTGGAGCGCAAGGAGATGTTGTATGGACGGCAGATTATATCTATGTTTGTACTGCGACTAACACTTGGAAAAGAGTAGCTCTCGCTACGTGGTAATTAAATTAAATTAAATGAAGAAGTTAACTGACGACGAGTTGAAGGAATTGCGCGATGCGCTAACCGAGCTCAACCAAAACAAAGTTGCATTGGGTGAATGTCTAATGCAGCAACAGGATATCCTTTCTAATATCCAGATGATTAAAGCGCGTTACTATGAGATGGAGAAATCCCTTATAGAAACATATGGTGCCAGCGCTAATATCAATATCGAAACAGGGGAGGTGACCGAAAAGGAGGTTGCTGAGTAATAATGATTATTCGAAAGATATCTGTTGGCCCTGACTATAAGGGAGGTGCTATGCACTATCTATTAGGTCAAGAGATATTAGGTGGAGCATATACCATTCATCTTATCTCGTACAATAAAGACACTGAGTCCATTATGATATGGATACAGAAGTCTAATCGAGTTTATCTGTGGAAGGAGTTCAAAAGTACTATGCCTTTATCGATTGAATACGACATCAACTTTAGCTAGTGAGGTCACCATTTTCTTTTATCGCTCGTCCCGTTAACGGGAAACGATACACCAACTCGAAAGAGATTGAGGGTATGGATATTATAACTAGCACCTCTGAGGAGGACCACACGTCCTCGACAAGAGAGGCGGAGGTTATCGCGCTACCCTTAGGGTACGAAGGTCCGATAGAGGTCGGTGACACGCTCCTAGTGCATCACAACGTCTTCAAGTTCTATAACGATATGAAGGGTCGGCAGCAAAGCGGGAAGAGTTTTTTCCGTGACGACCTCTTTTTCGTGGATACGGAGCAGTTCTATATGTACCGTCACGACGGTGAGTGGCACGCCTACGATAGGTATTGCTTCGTTCAGCCTGTAGCTCCTGAAGATTGGATTCTTATGAAGCCACTTAAGGAAGAGCCGCTAACAGGTATTATGCGCTACCCTAACGAAGCGCTAACAAGTATGGGTGTAAAGGCAGGAGATAAGGTTACCTTTAAACCAGACAGTGAGTACGAGTTCTCAGTGGATGGAGAGAAGATGTACCGTATGTACGACCACCAGATAACTACCATACTAGATGGAGTCTAAAGAACTAAAGGTTCGTATTATAGCTGCTGGACGCCGAGCTGTAGAGCAGCTCATTAAGGTGGCTCAGGAGGATATTATAAAGCCTAACGAGGAAGACGAGTTGGCAGCCGATAGGTTAAAGAATGCGGCGGCTACCAAGAAGCTAGCTATCTTCGATGCGTTCGAGATATTAAATAAAATTGATTCTGAGCAGGAGCAGCTAGATTTAAGTGTATCCACCTCAGGACGAGAAGACACCAAGCAGGGATTTGCAGAACGACGGTCCAAATAAATTACATCGCGTCCTTCACGACCATGTACCTAAAAACGCGTTGGCTCGAAAGAACCAAGCCAGCACGTGGGTATATGGGTACAACGAGAAGTACGATATGGTGGTCATATCCAAGACGGGTAAGGTCGGTCAGGTAATTAATATCTCAGGGTTAAATATCGCGCTGCCTTTAAATACCGAAGAGGTAAAGCGTAAGGCTAAACGTAGCGAGGAGCACTGGGTAAGGGAGCCGCTACCTAAACCGCTATCTAAAATCCAGTCTATATTCCAGTGGAATGATATGACCGCTGTATTTAAGGATACCTGGGTGGACTATATAGAGTCTGAGTTCGATAAGCGTGAGGCGGGATATTGGTTTATGAATAACGGAGTGTCTACCTATCTCACGGGGGCGCACTATATGTATCTTCAGTGGACGAGTATCGATATAGGATACCCTGATTTTAGAGAGGCCAACCGTATCTTCTTTATATTCTGGGAAGCTTGTAAAGCTGATGAGCGCTGCTTCGGCATCTCGTACCTTAAGATTAGACGTTCTGGATTCTCTTTTATGGGCTCCTCGGAGTGCGTAAATACAGGTACGCTAGCAAAAGACGCCCGTGTAGGGGTGCTCTCTAAGACTGGTAGTGACGCTAAGAAGATGTTCACCGATAAGGTGGTTCCTATTGCT